TAGCGTTTTTCGAGCCCACCTTACAGGCTTTAGGCAAAAGTGCCGATGGCGCGTCAGCCATTACGGTTAGTGGTTACCGGCCCAAGTGGCGTACTTGATATGCAAGCCCGTGTATAGGCCGTGCATTGCATGACCGGGATTGCCCCGGCCATCGTGCTCATACAAAGCTTCAATCCACCGCACACGATTACGCATTGCGATGACATCCTCCGCCCCAGGCTTGCAGGGAATCATCGGGTCTGGTCTTGTCATGAAGGATATGGAAAACGCGCTTTTATTTCAGAGACCTTAGCTGTCCAAACACTTTTTGCCACCTCGCCTCGTTCGTATTGCATATAAATTTCGTCTGATTCAGCAACGTAAGCCAAAGCACGGTTGCGCTTAGCTTCCTCCTTCGCCACTCCGCCTTCTGCTTCATAGGCATCCCAGGCTGTTTGCAGCTCTGCATCTGTTGGCCGCGCATCTGGTCCGCACCAGGTCGTGATTGTATGAGGCGGAATCGAACTGCTAAGGCGGTAGCTGTTTGAGCTGAGCCCTAATCGCTCAATAGCAACGTGAATATCTAAGGTCATGTCAAAGTCAGATCCCGTTTCCAAATTTCGACCGTAGTGTAAATCTCAGGCGTAGAGCCACCACCGTCAGCGGCAAAACTGTTATCAACTCCAAAACCTGTGGTGGTTTTAGTATTTTTACATCTATGTTGAATTTGCACTTCTCTTGTCTCGCTTCCGTTGTAATCAAGCCTTGCCCAACCTACCGAATAAGTAGTGTTTGGGTAACTCGTGTGAGAAAACGAGTTTGATCCGTACCCCAAAATAACTTCACCCTCACCACTCCCGCCACTGTCCGCAAGTAAAACAGCTCTTGTCTGGTGATTGCCTACATCAAATGCAGGGCACGCCCAGCGGATAAAGTAATCAGTAGTGTTTGACCCGGCGCCAAAAATTAAAAAGCTGTCAGGATAACTGCCATTTGCGCCGCCTATGTTCATGTCATCAGCTTCAAATTCAATGTGATTTAAGTCACGCGCTCTCCAGTCTCCGCTTGTAAAAGTGCCGCCGTTTGTTCCGCTGCTTTTTTCATCCATGATCAATGCAACCCCCTCAAACTCTCCTCCACCAAAAGGGATTGTCGCCCATTGGGGAGGGCCTCCGGTTCCTTGGCTCTGCAAAAACTGCCCCGAGCTTCCATAGTTAGCCCCACTAAATCCAAACGCACCATCAGGCGAAAACTGCAGACGGTTGGTTGAGTTTGCTGTGATTGTTGGAGTGTTTGCACTAGGCAAGTACAGGCCATTTCCCGGTGTAGTTGCCCCCTCGACTTCTAATGACGTGAGCTTGTAGTTATCCGTCAGCTCAACCCAGCCAGAACCGTCCCACTGATTCCAGCGCAGTGAGCCTGTATTCCACCGAATCGCGCCGGTTGGTTGATTGCTGCCGCTGTATGTGTGGTACTGGGTGGCCGCGTCAACGTCTCGGCTTTTTAGCTCGTCTTGAAAGCTCAGATAATGCGTTGAGCTTGTTGGGTTGTTCCAGTCAGCGTTTGCCATCAGTACGGATAACGGGCTTTGATTTCAGCAACTTTGTCAGTCCAAACAGCTTTCAAGATCTCACCGCGTTTCCACTTGTAAAACAGAGGATCTGACTCGACCACATAAGCCATTCTGCGCTGTATCTGTGCCTCTTCTTTGGCATAACCACCCTCCGCTTGGTACGCATCCCATGCGGCTTGCAGCTCAGACTCACTTGGTTGAGCATCAGGGCCGCCCCAGGATGTAATTGTGTGCGGCGGCACCGACTGAGAAAGCGTGTACTGGTTGGCGTTTAGGCCCAAGCGTTCGACTGCTATGGCGATGTCCATTAAGTATTCTCCTGATAAATTTCGACGATAGTGTAGGTTTCATCGTCGGTGCCAAAATTAGTATCTAAACCAAAACCAGTCGTACCTTTACTGGTGTTACCTCTGTGCCTAATTTCATACGATCTGTCGCTTCCTGAAAAACTTACTCGATCAAATCCGAAAGATCGCGTCATGTTTGAGTAACTCGTGTGAGAAGACGAGTTGCTGCCAAATGCTAGATAATTTGTGTTTGTGTAGTCATATAAAACTGTCTGATGATTGCCTACGTCGTAGGCAGGCGCAGACCATTTAATAAGATACGCGCCAGCAGAAAGGGTAAACCTGTTTGAGCTGACCGTAACGATATTATCGCTGTCATCAATTTCATGATTCAAATCTCTTGTGCGCCAAGCTCCGTTTGAAAAAGTGCCGCCATTCGTGCCCTGAGTCTTTTTGTCGCAGATAGCTGCAAACGCCTTAAATTTACCGACACTGAGGCTGGTGTTTGTCCAGCTTGGAGAGGCGCTAGAACCGTTCGATTTGAGTAAATTTCCGCTGCTGCCAAAGCTTGGAGACGCCCCAACGCCTAACGCTCCACTGCTGTTAATTTGCAGGGCGATGTTACTGTTACTTGTAATTGATGGGGTATTTGCAGAAGGCAAGTAGAGCCCATTAGCTGGGACTGTGGTTCCCGTAACCTCAAGCGACGTAAGCTTGTAAACAGTTGTCAGCTCGCCAAAACTTGACCCGCCGTAAAGTTTCCAACGCTTAGCAGTGCTGTCCCACTGGATGGCGTTGGTAGGAATGTTGGTTGCACTTGTTCCAGTGAACTGAGTCGCGACATCTTCATCACGGTTTTTAATCTCCGTGACAAAGTTTGGATAAGTAGAGTCCAGCGTTGGGTTGTTCCAGTTGGCGTTGGCCATGCCTTAAGTGCCTCTGACGATGTAGGTGAACTTTTGGCCGCTGCGGTTGCCGCTCGTATCATAAACACTAGCGTTGAACCTGTCGTTGTTTGCGCCAACGCTGTTAACGACGGCAGTGACAGCGGCGGTGGCGGCTTCAGGCGTAACAACAACACTTTTCACGCTGTTGAAAGAGGTGGACAGAAGCACCTCTAAACCGCCTGTCTCACTTGCATAAGTCGCTTCACCGATTTCAGTTTTTAGCTGGCTGCTTACCTTCAGATTTAACGCTGTGATTTTGACCACATCGTTATTGCTTGTTGATGTGTACGTGTACGCGATTTTGACGTACCTAAAGCCAGAAGTAAACACTGAAGACTTTCCGGGATGGTCAGTGAAAGTTACGTTGTCCGCAGATGTGCTTATCAGCAGGGTCTCTGTAGCCGTGCCGCTATAGGCCGATGTCGTAGTGGTTGGAACAATGACGCCCGACAAAGTTGAACCTACGTCAAACACTTCTGTATAGGTGCCAGAGGGGAGCCCAGGCAGAAGGAATTGATTCGCTCCTGCGTCAATTAGATCTTGCAGAGTGTTGGCACTTTGATCGGTAAAGTGCGTAGCCCAAGTGTCCGCAGCATCCACAGGGATATAAACCACGCCCCCAATCGGCGGGGTGTGCGTGTCCGGCACCACATAGCTGTCAGCATCAGCGATGTAATCCGTGACCACAAACAACGCGCCAGCCAGTGTGCTGTCGATATTTACAGCGTTCACAAAATCGCCGGGTTGCTCTGCCGCAACTGTTGCGCTTACCGCGTTCGTTGACTCATTCCCTGAGGTGTCGAGCGCCTTAATCGTCCAGGTGTACGAACCCGCTACGACAATCTGCCCTAGCTTGGCTTGCGTAGACAAAAACTCTCCAACCAGCGTTCCCGTGCCGTAAATGGCACTTTGATAAATCACATAACCTTGCAGGTCTAGATCAGCAACTTTGTTCCAGCTCAGTGTCACAGAACCGTCTGGGTCAAGACTCGCTGTAAATCCCGTTACGTCAGCCGGTGGCGCGGTCTTACCTTGAGCCGTAAATGTTTCCGTGGCAGGCTCGTTTGATTGCAGCAACGCCCCATTCAAACTGAACACCTCAATGTCAAATTCGCCGGGGGTGATGTTCAGGATTTCGTAGCTTGTACCTGTGGCTGTGTCCTCAATGTAGTTGTCGTCATCTTTCGCATATCTCACAAGGTAACTTGCAGCTTTGTCAACACTTTCCCAGCTGACAATAACCTTGGCCCTAACTTCGCTTTGGTATGTGTACAAAGCCTCTGAAACAGACAGAGCCGCCGGAGCGTCTGGGGCCTCTGTTAAATCTAAGAATGTAGTTTCCTGAAGTGACTGATTGGCCTCAATCGCTGCATACTTTGACGGATCATGTTTAAGGCAGGAAAAGTTGTAATTTGTGCCCTCATCCTCTCCAATAGCAATGACGCGAAAAAGCTCTGTGTCAGTGCTTGTAACTTCCCACATCCATGCAGCATTTGTATTAGGTGCTGCACTAAATGCACTGCTGACAGTAATTACACCGCTTGAATGACTGCTAACTGTTTTCTTTTCAATGGAGCCGTCTGGCAGCAAGACAGACAAGCTGCCGCCAGATGAAGGAAAACCGTCAAAATCATCAACAGTGACTGCCGTGGTCGTGGCGCTTTTGATTCGCCCTGCACGCCTGCTTCCTGATCTAACAGGGTCGTTGATTTGAATAATATCGCCAGGGCTGACAACCGCTCCTGCCTCCATACTTGCGGTAAAAGATACGGTCTCTGTCTGCTTGTTGTCGGTGTAGAGCAGCCATTCACCAACCCGACGCGCTTGGCTTCTGCTCGTGCAGGCGATGGCTTGAACTTCTTTGGTAACGATCCCTATACGCGCGATTGCATCTGGATCTTCGACTTGCTCATAGGCTTCCTTCCGCGTGTCAAGGTCTAGGTAAGTGACTAGGGCAACGCTGGGTTTTGTTTTTTGGCTGGCATCTGAATAAGAGAAACCCCCTTCCGACACATTTGCTGGCGAGAACAAAAATACAGGGTCAGCGGGTGCGTCTTGCGATATGCGTAAACTTCCTGACGACCAATAAGGCATGACGCGGAAAACAGACGACAGGTCCGCGATAGCTGCATAAGCGCCAGTCTGCGTGTTGAAATTGAAGTTGCAGGAGAACCTAGGCTCCGTTCCACCCTTAAAATCATCTACAAGCTCAGACGAGTACTGAGAAGCTGTAAAGAACGCAAATTTGTCTAGCTGTGCTTCGCTTATCTGATCACCAAAACCGGCTCTGTAATCAGAAAGAAGGTCATACAAACACCAAGCAGGGTCAGAAGTCCAAGCCCGTTCAGTAGCAAACTCGCCGCTCCACGTACCGCTGTAAGTGATATGCCCTGTCGTATTGTCTACGGTTGCGTTGTTTGGTATTTTTACTTTTCGCCCACGTATCCTGTAAGCGCGTGATGGCACAGAAGCGAACTCTTTAGCTGACAACCTTGCCGCTAAATAAGCCGTATGCGGATACCTCAACCGCCCGTCAATTAGCGCCGTAAATGTTTTCCAAATGATATCATTTTGAATTTTTGCGCTTTTTGAATCTGCGGTCAATCGCTGTACTTTTATAGCTACAGGGAATTGCCTGTCCCTTAAATCAATTTCATAATCTCGCTCATAGGGATCAGGCGTTCTGCCCTTAATTTTATCTTGCAGTGCTGTCTCAAAGCTGCCGCCGTTTTCAGAAACAAAAATTCTAAATTTTACAGATGAACCAAGAATGTCTCCATTATCGGCGAGGGTTTGCAAGGCCGGGACTTGCACCCTTATCCTGACAGCATCGATATTAGGGTTTACAAGCGTTCTTGTAACTGGTGAGGTTTTTTCTACTTTTACGTTTACGCCGGTCTCTGACTCTACTTGGTCAAACCCTTCGACAAAAGCTTGATCAACCGTGCCCTTTCTTAGGGTGATGTCAACTTCGCCAAAGTTAAAGTCACTTCTTTTGCCGACGCCTACCTCTCCAGAAGTTAGTGCTTCATTGGGTGAATCTGCCTTAAAAGTTGTTTGGGTAGTGTTCTTTATTTTTACAGTTGCCGATTCAGACTCACCGCTGCCAATAATTAACGTAATTTTGTTTTTGTTTTTGAATCCGTGAAGGGAAGTAGTTGTGACTGTTATTTGGTCCGCAAGCCCTGTCATTGTGCAAGAACCGCCGCTGCTGGCCTCTCCTGTTTCGTTCAAAACTGTAAACACAGTAGTGCTAACAACTTCCTCAACGGTGTACTCGCCACTTTCCATGTCCCCCGAAGCCGCAGTTAAAATAACTGTGTCATCTTCTGCAAAATAATGATCGCCTGAAGTGCTGGTGATTGTAATAAGTTCTTCTGTAATTGCGTAATCAGCTGTTAAGGTTCCATTTGAATTATCTTGGACGTACGTTCCAGCCAGCAGAGTTGCGTTTGACCTTACAACAGGGGTGTTTTCTACAAACACATCCTTGAGCTGCTCAGCTTCAATAAGTCCCAAGTTCGTTGCGCCAGATTTTAACGGTGTCGCTAAGCCACCAATCTCTCCTTCACTTACAACGTCGATAAATTTGACGTGTGAGGCGTTGTTTAGATTGTCCTTCTTTTCAATTGATGTGCTCATTTCTTTTTCTTTTTTATGCGAACAACGTCGATACCGGCGGAAACCACTACCGAGCCAACAATAGTCTCTCCGTAAACAACCGGAACAGCAACGCCCTGCCGTGAAACTTGCTGGATATTATTGAAACTGTACGACTTGCGGGGGTCTTTGTCCGTGTTTTGACCTCTCAGACCTGAGTTACCCGACCCCCCGGCGGAAAGAGCACTCATCGGTCCAAACACCGGGGTAGCCGGTGAAACCAAAGATGAAGCCCCCGCCAAAATTAAACCGGCGCCCATGACACCAACTGATAAAGATATTGATGAAAAAGCTGTGCCAAAAAATAGTGTACTTCCAGGTATAAAAATAGCGGCCGCTACTAAAGCAACGCCAACAACAATCGTCGTGATCGCTCTAGCTGCGCCGCCCGCACCTACAACTACAGGCACGATTTTGATTGTTTTGCCTGCGTC